TCCAATGCTTAGAGCCCAAGGCTTTGATCTCTGGCAATGCTCGGGCAGCGCAGAAGGGTTGGTTCCATTGGCCGTGGAACTTTGACCCTATTTGGTTGGAAGAGTGCAATAAGTTTGAGGAGAAGGGAAATGGATAAAGAAGAAATTTTTAAACTGATTGAGGACAACGGGTTGACATTGCATGGGGACATTGAGCATTTTTCTACTTTGTTAGTTGACGCTTTTTATGCAAAGTATTTAGAGCAGCCGGTTGGCTATCTTTGTGAGAACGCTGTTGGCCATAAGTACTTTAGGTTGAAGAAGCCGTCCAGTGTTTATAAGCCTGTGGCTTTGTATGTGAAGGAACAGAAATGACCAGAGAAGACAGATTGGATATGTTTGCAATGGAAGCCATGAAAGCGGGTATTGCTCACAATGGCGGGATCAACAGCCATTTTTTGGCGTTGAATTCATACAACATTGCTGAAGAAATGCTTAAAAGAAGGCACTTGGTCCTTGAGCAAATGCTCTTGGGCGATATGCCATCAATGCTTGTTGAGGAGCTTGAGTTGACTGTTAGGACAAGCAATTGTTTGAAGGAGGCCAAGATTTTCACGATTGGCCAGTTGCAACAGTGGACTGAAAACGAGCTATTGAGGTTGCCTAATTTGGGCCGAAAGAGCTTGAAGGAAGTTATTGAGCAACTGCAGGCACGCGGTTTAAAACTGAGGGTAGAAGCATGGACATTATGATTTACACCAAGAGCAATTGCCCTAATTGCTTGGCAGCCAAGATGGTTTTGAAGATACAGGAATTGCCGTTCAGGGAGATCAGTGTGGACATTGAAGAGAACAGGGTGCTGCTGATGAAGGAGGATGCGAAGGCGCGCCAGATGCCTCAAATCTTTATCAACGGTCAGCGGGTCGGGGGCCTTGCAGGCTTGCAGGCGGCACTGAAGCAAATGAAAGGGGCAGCATGAGCTATATCGTCGCATCACTGCCGCCCATGAAGTGCTTTGTGAAGCGTGAGTTTCTGTACAACGATCACAAGGGCCATGGCGAGTTGGAGCCGGCCATTTGGGTCAGTCTTGCCGATCCATGCATATGTGTGGCACGCGGAGCATGGTAATTTGCCCATTGACACCTTGCAGTTATGGGATTGCATGGGCTATCAATTCACCATTGTGGAGAAGATTGGCTTGCGTAATCTTGGTGTGAAGTTTCTGGGCAAGGACAAGGAATGGCATTTTGGCCGGTACTTGTTCACTGTGGACTTTTGTGCTGACGGGATGGAGTTGGACACGGGGTTCACGGAGCAGGCCGAGGAGCACAAGAGCTTTAATTTCATGGCCTTGGACAACGGTCAGTTTGCCTGTCAGCCCAACAACCGGTGCCTCTGGTATGACCAGAGTCTGGTTCCTGCTGAGACAAAGTTCCCTGACTTCCAAGCTGCGCAGAGATTGTGGACAGTGGACGGCACGCGTAAGTGGTCCGCGGGCGACGATTGGTTTTACAACATAGAGGAGAA